CCGATCGGTTTCAGGTCGGCTGTTTCGATCACTTCCCGGCCGCCTTTCAGCGGTTCGACGATCCCGGCGGCGATCATGCGGGCAGCTTCGCCTTTGTCGGCGACCTCGATCTCGTCGCCGTGAGTGAAGGATTGCAGCCCTTCTTTGGGGTGTATACGGGCAAGGGGGGTAACAACACGGTATCTCATAGGATTTCTCCTTGAGGGGCGGACATACAGGTCCGCCCCTGCAAAATCGTTGGATTAGGTGTGCTGGATCAGGTAGCCGATTGCGGACGGCTGCAAGACCTTGAAAACGCAGCGGAAGTACATCCACAGCTTGACCTGTCCGGTGGTGGCGGCGGAGTAGGGATCCCGCAGCAGGGTGAAGCCAGCGCCTTCGCGCATCCCGACGAAGTTCCAGTTGCCGAAATAGGCGCTCTTCAGGCCGGCGGTCATGGCCCCGGCTTTGGTAGAGAAGTGGACCGGATAGCCGAGAATTTCGCGGCCAAGGGACCCGCCGGGGTTCTCGGCGTACAGGCGCGGGTTGCCGGTGATGACGGCAATGGCGCCGAAAGTGGAGGGCTTCATCACCCAGGCCACGGACTTGGTGTCATCCAGGTAATCACCGACGGTGTCGTTCAGGACGACGGCTTCCGGTTCCCCGGCGGCGATGGCGGTGGCTGTGGCAGTGGTCTTCAGACTGGTGCCGCTGGCAGCCACCTCGGTCAGAAGCAGGGCGTTGCGGGTCTTGGCCATACCGCGGGCGATCCAGTCGGTCAGGAAGTCCATCAGACGGGCGTCCTCGTCTTCGAGCAACTGGTGGCTCAAGGTGATGTACTTGCTATAGAGCAGCAAGGTCATGGCCGCCTGGCCGATGGCCGGGGCATCCTGATCGAAACTACCGGCTTCGCTGGTGACAATGAACTCGCCGTCCGTCTCGTTGTCATACGGGACATTGACCGTGGTGCCCTTGCCGGGGATGTTGCGCACGCCTAACTTGGTGGCGAGATCGCTCTCGGTGCGCTTGGCAATGACGCCGTTGTACATGCCGGTGGGGTCCACGTAGCCGCCGTCGGCGGCGGTGCCGACGTTCATGTCGGTGTTGTTGCTGGCGCGGATTGAGATGCCTTCGTCGCTGGCGAGGTCGCGCAACCCTTCGGGAACGATTCCCATGCGCAGGTAGGATTTCAGGCTGCTTGCGAAGGTGTCGCCGCGGGGATTGCGCAGGACGACGGGGGCCACGCCGGGGCGCTGGGGGGGGACGGCTTCAACGAAGCGGGCGCGGGCAATGCGGCTATCGAGCGTCTGGATGTCGGCCTGGAGTTTGTCCCAGGCGGCCTGCTCTTCGACGGACAGGTCGCGGGTTTCGGTTTCGGCCAGTGCGTTCAGGTCACGCGCCTGGGTCATCAGGGCGTCACGTTCAGCCAGTAGTTCACGTTCGGTTTTCATGGTGTTTCTCCTTGTTGGTTAGTTGATGGGTGGTTTCGATACGCCGATAAAGCATCGGCTACTCAACCACCGGATGATCGGTCGAGCAATTGCAGGGTGCGGGTGCGGACCTTGCGGCGGGCTTCCGTTTTGGCAGGTTCGTCTTCTGCGCCACCTGACGCAGCCTGACGCGCCTGTTCCTGTTTCAAGGCTTCGACCTGCGACCGCACACTTGCGGTGGTGGTGGGGTATGCCGGGAAAGTGACCGGCGATACGTCGTAGAGTTTGTCCACTTCAAGAACTGCCCGCAGGGGCAAATCCTGGGGGTTCTCTGGGTTGGTCCAGAGTTCCTTGCGGACGGTGAAGGCGAAGGATGAATGGCGAATGTCGCCGCGCTGGACGCGGGAATAGAAGTTCATCGCTTCCTGATCCTCGGGATTGACGTTGATGGCGTAGTGCAGACCTTCATTTTCCCGGTCTTCCAGTTTCAGGGTTCCTGCGATGGTGCGGCCGAGGACGGTGTCCCAATTGTGGTTGGGGGCACCGATCACGTCGGGGTTCTCGCTCAGCACGCGTTTGAATGCTCCAGGGCGGATGACTTCACGGAAGAAATCGCCGATGACGGCTTCCCGGTTGTAGACAGCAGCCATGCCGGAGATAGTGGGGGGCTCGCCCTGGGCAGCGGCGCGGACTTCGATCTCCAAGTAGCGGCGCTCGATGGTGTCGGTCTGGGGGGTGGTGGGTGCGGTCATATCGGTCATGTCGGTTATCCTTTGTTTTCGAACCGGGCGGGATGACCCCGCCCCTACGGTTATTCGGCGGGCGGTGCGAGAAGGCGGCAGATAAAGGCTTCGGGGTCGAGTGCCGGGATCACGGTCCGGTTGGCGCGGCGGTCGGCGGCGGTGCGGGCAGCGACCGTTGTCAGAATGTCCAGGTCGAGCATCCCGGCTTCGACGCAGGGGCGGAATGAGCGGCGGATGAAGGATGGCAGTTCGGCGGTGTAAAACTCTTCTTCCCAGGCGGTGAATTTATCGGCCTTGCCTTTTTCCTGCCAGCGGGCAATGGCGTCACGCTGTTCGTTGGTCTCGTAGCGGGCAACCCGTTCAGCAATGTCGAGCAGGATGGGCGTGGCAGAGCGGGGCTGAACCTTCCCAGGCTGGCCCTGCCCGGCTTCGCCCATGTTGAGCGGGAAGCGGTAGGTGTCGCCGCCTTTGTACGGATTGCGGTTTTCGGCTTCGCGGGCTTCGTTGGGGGAGAGAATGCCGTTGCCGATGGCAGTGGCATAGGCGGTCATACGGGACTGGATGTCGGTGCGCAGGAGCGCATCCACCAGGTGTTCGAAGTAATATTTCAAGCGTTCAGCGGGCAGGAGCAGGTCTTTGTTGAGCTGCTGCTCAATGCGCACCAGCCAAGGGCGCAGGGTATGCGCCAGGTAGCCGAGTTCCTGCTGCTCGATGCCGGTGCCCCAGGAGGTGGAGTTGGTCACGTCGCCAAGCATGTGGGGCGGGATGCGGAACATGCGGGCGATCTCGGAGACTTGAAATTGGCGGGTTTCGAGAAATTGGGCTGCATCGGGTTCGATGCCGATGGTTTTGATGTCGAGGCCTTCTTCCAGCACGGCCACTTTGCCCGTGTTCTCCGCGCCGCGATAGGTGTCGTTCCAACTCTCGCGCAAGTTCTTTCGCGCTTCGGGTTTCATTGGTTTTGGGGAGGTAAGTACCACAGTGGGGCGGGCATCATTGGCGAAGAAGCGCGAGCCATACTTTTCGGCGGCAATGGCCAGCCCGACGGCGTTCTTCGCCAGGGAGATACGGGAGTAGCCGCGGATACCGTCGAAGCCGAAAGCGGGGATGTGCAGGAGGTCTTGCTGGCGGAAGGCGATGCGCTTCCCGGCGTCATTCTGATACAGGTAGCGGCGTTCGCCGTCGGCCCGGAAGATTTCCATGCGGGAGGGATTGAGCGGCCAGAGTTCGGTGACCACGCCGCGCTCGTCCCACAGCATCTGGGCGAAGAAGTTGCCCCAGCCGAGCATGTGCCCCACCTGAAGTTCACGGTAGACCATGCTGGTCATTTCAGGGTTGGGAGCGTTGTGCATCAGGGTGTAGCAGGGATGATCGGTGGCGCGCTCTTTGCCGCGCTCCAGGCGACGATACAGGATCATGGGCAGGCTGGAGGTGTCTTCGGTGAGAATGGTGAAGCCAGCCAGCACCGCTGTGACCTTGAGCGAGCCTTCCACGCTGACATTGATCCCCGAGGCCGATTCGCCGATGCCCAGGCTTTCAAGCAGCCACTGGGGAGGGGATGTAATAGATACGTCGCGCTGATGGATGATCTGGCGCAGCATTTAGGCTTTGTCCTTGCGGGGTTTGGCAGGGTTGACCAGCCATATCGCCAAGCCGATCAGAAGAGTGCCGGTGATCACCAGCGCCCACGGCCACGAAATAGCCAGTCCTGATCCAATAAAAATAAAGATCAGACCAAAAAGCAAAATAATGTCAGGGGCTTCCAGCTTGGATTTTGGTTTGGGTGCCTGTTCTGGCATGTGCGCTCCGCGGCTTAAATGCAAAACCGGCCACATGTGCAAACCTTGCGGTTCGCAATATGGCCGGTGGTAAAGTCGGTCGTTCCCTATGGATGAGCCTACCTGTGGCGGCTAGAACTCAATTTTCGCCATCTCTGGCGGTCATTCGAAAACATATTAGCACAAACTTTCTAAGATTGCAAGAGTGGGGAGGCCTGCCATTTTCCAAATATTGCAACCAGCGGGCCACTCATCGCTCGAATGCGCTCGGGGTGCGGGCATCGCTGGAAGGCTTCCCGCCAGCCGGCCAGGTGCTCTGCGAGCGGGGTCTGGTAGGCCTGGTTGCGGGGGTCGTCGCCGGGCGGGATGGGGTTGCGGTACAGGTCCATGCCACAAAGCAGCACCGGGCTGCAGCCCAGCCAGCAAGCAAACCAGCAGGCGAGGTGACTGGAGAAACGCCCCTGCCACCAGGTCGAGCCGCCCAAATCTATATCCATTTCGGGCTGGCGGGTGACGAACAGTCCGCCTTTGCTGCGGATCTCGTCTCCGGGCATGGGCATCCGGGCCAGGTCATCCAGAAAAACGGTGTAGTCGGCATGGATATAGCGCAGGGCGTGGTGGTTGACGCTGATCAGCACCGCGCCGGGCGGGACCCGGGGCAGGTCCGCTGGCAGGCTGGGTCCGCCGCCCAGGACGGCGGCGGGGCGGCCAGCGTGGATGTTCTGTAAGGATGCGATGGGGATCATGGGGAGTCCGCCGAACGGTTCGGCTCAGCGGCGGGGCGGGAGGCCGGGGGATGCCAACGGTTATGAACGGGACAAAGTTTCTCAGTAGTGCATTTAGCAAGACTAGATTCCCCGCCCGCTTCGGACGGCTGGACGTTGTGTTCGGCGGCGGCCAACGAGCCCACCCCGTTCTGTGGGGTGGCGAGCGACGCCGAACGGTTGGTTTTACCGGCGGCGCTAGGAAACATCTGGATCGGTACCAACCGGATTGATATTGCCAAGATACCCAGGTCGGGGCGCATTAGCGCCGTCCGTGTGCGAACCTTTGTTAGGTGCGTGGTAGAGACGGAGGCGAGATGATCTACAACCACCACACCACGCAAAGCGCAGCGGGATATGCTTGGCAACTTTACCGATCCAACCACATTTCAAGCACTCGACTTCTTTAGTTTCGTAATTCTCAATATTCATGTAGCACCTAACGGTTCGGCTCAGCGGCGGGGCTATTGATGCGGAAACCCACAATGTTCACAAACCACTGTATCAAATTCCGGTGAGTTACATTCGGGGCAAGCCCCGTCCGCTGGAGCCGGTGTTCGGCGGCGCGCCAATTCTCCGAGACACGCCCTAACGAAATCGCCATCACCAACATTTTTTGAATCAATCATCATTCTAGCAATTTCTTCTTTCGTCCACAAATTCCAGGGAAATGAACTGTAATCTGCCATGAATAAACCTTTCTCGATGTGCCGCCGAACGGATAAGATCAAGCGCCTGGGCGCTCGTTTTTAGAATTGGCCTGGGATTTTTTGGACTGCGCGCCCAGGTCGCTTGGAGCGGGTGTTATGCCCCGTAATGGTAGGCTGAATAAGCCATTGATAACAGCCGTTTCGAGCGCCGACCAAGAAGCAAAGCCAACCGCCTGCGCCGCCTGATTGAGAAATTGGCGGCGCTTCTGCTGGCGGGTGCGTTGGGTTTTATCAATCATAAATTTGCCTTGAAATATGCGTAGGGCGTAAACACTTGTTCACCTTCGGCCAGCATGGGAAGGACGCTGCCTTTTTTCCAAAAACCNCTTCCTTCGGTATGTTCTACACATTCNTGTTCGGTGGTTTCAAACCAATCCAACGGTTCGCCCTCCGCTGCTAATTCTTTGGCTCCATTTCTCCACTTTTTTAGAATTTTCATGTTTGCTCTCCTTATTGTATTATACTACCGTTATATAACACCGTCAAGAGGGAAAGGGAGGGGCATAACGGTTTGTATGAGCGGCTATTCGCCATGCTCAGGACAAAATGGGTCAGTGTCCCAACCAAAGCAGGAACACATGGATTTGGAAACAGTCCGCTCCATACTTTGTTCGGCGGCTTCTAACTCATCACGCACAACCGCACACATTTCAAGAAACTCAACAGGGTTATAGGTTGGCTGATTGCCAAGACGATCACGGGCAATTTTCAAAATTTGCTGAGACTTATCCATTTTGATTTCCTTCTCGGCGTGCCGCCGAACGGGGCGCGGCGTCAGGCGCTGGGACGGGGGG